TGCAAAGCGGTTTCTTTAAGAAAATATTCTATGTCATAGCGATAATGTGTTTTCAACATTTTCTGCGGAATAATAATGTATCCAATGTTGTTATTTACCAAATCATTGTAATTGAAACTTTTCTTAGATATTAAACTTTGCAATTTGATGAATTCGTTGATTGGTAAAAATATTGTCGTTTCTAATTCACGAAATTCAATTATAAATCCACAAACACATTCGCCTATTTTTTCAAAATTTTCTAATCCAATTATCTGATGATAATGGATCTCACCATGTTCATCTTTGGTTCTTTCAAACGATATTGATTTGCCTTGCACTGTTTTTAATTCCAGTGTATATAGCGTTAATGTATTAGGACACCAAAGAAGAAAATCAAATGGGTTCTTTCGACTAAACCTAAGATTTGAGCTTTTATAAAATGACTGCGCCGCATCTGGTATTCTTAAAACTCCTACATAATCAGGAACACTTTTAATCCAATCCTGCTCAAATCGTTTTCCTATATTCTGCAATTTTACTTGTGTGGATATGTATCTAACCACTTCTGATATATATACGCAGTTTCACTTTTCAAAAACCAGAAAGTTATTTTTCCGGGACTATTCTCTTTTTCCCAAACAAATCGTGGCTGACACCCATGTTTAATATAAAAGATAGCCTGTTTAAGATTGTCTATCGGAATTAAATTTTCCCTTCCATAGCAATCAATGGCTTCTTCCAATGATCCGAAATTAATTGTTGTTCTCATTTCTTACCTCTTCTCTATAAAAAAATAAAAGGGCAACATCATACAGATTGCAAGATGTTACCCTTATCTATAACTCCAATACAATCTTATTCTTCAACTACATCATCGAGTTTCTTCTTGATTGTTTTCTTATTTTTCTTAATATCAATTTTAACTGGTTCTGCCACTTCGACAGATTCATCAACGGCGTTTTCTACCTTTGACTCGGCATGATCGACAATAGAATATTTCCCATTCTCAAATTTGACATTCAAAGTTTTAGCGCCCTCCTGACCAACAGAAGGAAATTGAATGTCATTGCCATCAAATCTGACAACAGTAACAGCGTCATTGTTCATAATGACAGGACATTCTTTTACCATTGATTATCTCCTTATTGAATAGGAGAGAAGCGCATAAGCGCAACTCCCCTTTTAATATTCTTACTCTACGTCAGTAGTATCCTCGATCATATCAAGCACGTTACCGTTCCTATCTTCAAGCAGATCAAAGGTGATTGTCACAGAAGCAGGATCACCTTCAGAAGAGAAGGAAAGCTCGAAGTTTCTCTGGATAGATGCTTTGTAAGCAGTCATAATGAAAGGTGTAAGAGAATCGTCCTCACCCTTATCCAGAGTAGACATTGTAATGTAATAATCCTTCGGAACTTTCTTGTTATTGAAGGAAACCTTCTTAACATTCTCAGTTCTCTCTACGATGTAACCAACTTCATACTCGGTATCGACCGCAATATCATTGGCGGTAGTAGCGGTGAACTTGTTAGAAGCATAAGTTCCTGCAATCTGTGTATTGCCAAACTCGCCAGAAGCATACACGAACACAGTGCCAGCCTTTGCGCCAGTAATATCAAGTTCGCCAGCAGTAGTACATTTAATAGTTTTCTTCACAGCATAAGCAGCTGTGTTATCAATAGTACCATCAGAGAACAGGGAATAAGCTTTGAACGGCATAACCTGTGCCTCGATAGTCATAGTACCTTCAATCGGATTATGGAACGCGATTGCACGCACACCCTTCTTCATAGCATAAACAGAATCACCAGACAGACCAGCTGTGGTAGTATTAGCAGTATCGAAGAACAGGAATGGAGCCATTGTTTTTAACACACGAATATCAACATCGCACACCTGTCGATTAGCTTTATTAATATCAGGCATAATAAATCCTCCTTAATAAAAAGGACTTGCCCTATGCAAGCCCTATACTTGTTTATCAAAATTATTTTTATACCAAAGCGATGGGTCGAATTGATTTTTCTCATCTCCCCAAACAGCAACACGGACACTGTTCATGTAATGCGCATCATCATTCTGCGCCTTCTCAAACTGATCGTATAGTTGGAATAGCGTGGCATCCCAAATGTTGATAATGTTCAGTCCGGGGTTTTTAGCTGCGGTTGCGGAAATAATATTAGGCAACGACATATTGTAAAAATCCTTTTGTGCCTTCCTTTTATTTTCCTTTTCCTTCGCTTTAAGCATCCTTTCATACAACCTTCTTGCTTTTTCGTTTTTAAATTTAGGTTTTGGATCGTCAAGCGGATCATTGCTTTTTATACAACAAACCTGTTGAAGTATATCCAAAACATCAGCCAACGTCATAGGATTTATCATCCCTTTGACATTTTGGTTATTTAATTCTAAATCCTCTGGTAATGTATCATAATCATCCGTATCAACAATCAAAAAAAGATTATCTCTAAAGATAACCCTTTCTACAAAAAAGAAATTAAATATTTCAAGATATGTGTATAGTATTGGTTTCTCAATCAAGATAACATCATAAAGCGTAATTTCTTTTTGTTGTTCTTCCTGAAGAATATCCCAATATAATTCGCCTTGACTTCGATTGAGATACATATAATAATCCCTTGGTGTAAGTTTTAAATACACTTGATACATACCAAACTTTGGGTATGTCAATTTTCCTATGTCTCGCAAGGTAGGTTGTCTAATTGTTCCGATTGACAACGAAATCGGTTCTGGACATAATAGTGTAAAATAATCTAACTTCATCTGAAGTTATTAACACTAAATGTTAAGATACGCCCATAGAATGTGGTTGAATTATAGATGTCTACGTTGTCCAGTTCTAAATCACCTATACCAAATTCCTTGACAATATCTTCATCTAAAAGAGTTTCTTCAATCATTTCTGAAAGAATATCAGCACGATTACCGTAATAGTTTTCTTTCGAATAATTCTCCAAAATATCACGATGACAAATTGCATATATATATACTTGAACGTTTTTTACCTGTGGTCGCATTCTTGGTAACATTACATCAAAGAATATATATGTGGATGTATCCGTAATTGTATCGTCTATAAATAAATGAGAATTTACATGATTTTTAAACTCAAGCAATAAGTCTTTTGATTTAAGATTGCTCGTATCACCAAACATCAAATCTTTTATATCATCCGATTTAAGGAGAGCGTTTGATATACGAGTCTTATATAATCCCAATTCTTTTGTGGTTAACTTTCTTGCCATCTCTCCTTAACTCCTTATATCAATCCAACAATAGTAATTGTTAGTTTCGTATTTTCATCGTTATTCAAAAATAACTCAAATGATTTATTAAGCAGAGACAAATCATCAACCGAAATGCAAATTGTATTATTAATATAATCTACTTGCAGTTTATCTAAAAAGTCACAATTGATAGTCCATTCAGCATTGCCATCAATCACATTGCCTTCAGCATCATAAAATACAGCAGTGAACTCTGAAGCACTTAGACCAGAATAAATCTTGTCATCATCATAGATTATCTTTGCGGTAGCAACAGTATCCGTATCTGTTTCTGATGATAAATCTTCTAAAACGCCAGAATGTTCATCCTCTAAGCATAGCCAATATCCTTTATCGCCAACACGATAATATCCATCGCCCTCATGCTGTTCGTCTTGCGTTACCAATATTTCATAATGTCCACTATCTATATAATTATATAGAACACTATCATTTCTTGTGACTTGATATGTTATTACTTTATTTGAAGTAACAGATTTTTCATCTTCCCCTATACTACGTTCATATATATCAATGCGCTTGTCTATAATAAAGCGCTGTCCGCTATCAAGCATAATACATTCGTCATCATCTGGCATACAAATCAAAAGCTGATCCGTTCTAAGAATATAATATCTATTATCTCTTTGACCGTTATTATACTGTGATGCCGATTGAATGCTTGACCATCTTTCAACGATATTGCCTTTATCATTTTTCCATGCTAATTTCCAATTGCATAGAGTTAAAACAGCTTTTTCATACATTCCATTGTCATCAACAAGACCAACAATTAGCCAATAACGATTTTTATAATGTATGTAATATCCTGCTTTGCATGTCCCAATAGGTACAAGTAAATGTCTTGTAAAAGCATTTAGTTTCGTATCCTGAACTTTGTTCTGTATTATAGCTTGAATAGGAGAGCAGATTGACAAGTCTGCGTTACAGTATTCAACTTCAATCGCGATTGGACTATCAAGAGCCTCGGTAAAAGCGTCTTGTGCAAAGTCCATCACTTCATCTTCAAACCCACTTGTCTGTGAATACGGTGGTTTCAATAAATACCATTCAGTTGCCATAGTATCACCACCTTAATCATATGCCGTTGGTTTTTGCATCTGAACCATATAGGCAGATTTTGAAGAATCGTAATCAAGTTCGTTTTTCGCAGCTGTCTTGGAGTGACCGCCACCATCAACAGATATATCTTTTGAAACGATGGAAACACGCTTATTAACTTTAGACGTTTCTCTTTCCTGATACATCTGTTTCATAAAAGCCGCAAGTGTATCAATAACATACTGGTCAATGACTGTATCAAAAGACATTTCTTCCTCGTTAAATTCAAGTGTTTCAAGTTCAGTGGAATAACGAGCAACTGCCTTTTTCAGCCATACTAATTTGAGTCCATCTGGAATTATTTCTTTATCGCGAAATGAACTATCAAAACTATCGAATACCTCATTGGCGGTTGTTCCTTCCATTTGAATCACCTCATTATTTAACGAATATTCTTTTCGTCTTGTTCTACTTTATCCATTTTATATCCAGTGTAAGTTTCGCAGAAACGGATTTTACTGAAATCATTTAAGTTCTGTTTAATGATTGAAACCATCAGAGCATATTTCTCTGCACGAGTAACGATTTTCTTTTTAAGTTCATCTTCAAATTCACCTTGGTTTCTAATCTCAAATAACTTTTTCACAAGACCGTCACTAAACTGATTATCAGAATTAAATCCAACTTCTTTTAAGGTTGGCTTATCTTCAATAATCAATGTTGCATGACCGCCATATCCATCAATTCCATTAAACAGATTATTGTTATTATGAATCTGCGAAATGATTTCATTTCTCGACATTCTAATAGAACCCCTACTCGGAATGGTTACATCTCCGACAGTAAGCATTCTCGCAAACCCTGTAGTCCATCCTGCAATACTTTTAACTGTCACTTGCTGTTCCAAATTTAATGGCTGTTCAACTTCTTGCGCCACTACAGTTTCAACTTCTTTTGGCGTTTCATTTAAGTTCTCTTCAGAGACTTTTTTCGCCGTTGTAGTTCTTCCCATACTTAATACCTCATTTCAACTATTTTTCTGTTTTCAACTAAAATTTATGTTTAGCTTCATTATAAGATTTGATTAGTGCATCCAACTTATCTGATTTCTTGAAAACCCAATAGCGATTTCCTGATGATGCATTAACTTTTGAAGCATAGCACTTTTCATTAAACGCGCACAAATAATGGAATAGTCTTAAAGAATAACAATAAAAGTTTTCATTGTTTTCCATATTTGTACCTCACATTAAAAGAGGACTGCCAAATAAATGACAGTCCTCGTTTATTATTGGTGAGTAGTTATCTCACAGATTAGTTAAGACCACCAACATTGGTATCATAGAACATACCAATCTTGTATTCCTGACCCTTCGCCAGATCAGCGCCAACCTCAAGATCGAAGCGAGTCTCGACACGACCATTCTTCACATTGTTACCAGTGAAGGAAGTCAGACCACCACGAGTGTAAGTAGCGATAGGAGACTGCGCACCAGCAGGAACAATGAAGCCAAGACCAGCAGGAAGCATAGTCTCGAAATCAGTACCAGCCGCATTCAGAGTAGTCTCATCATACGGATTGTCAATTTCAGCAAGAACAGCACCATTGTACATTCCAAGCAGACCATTCTGAGCGATCTCATTCATCTGAGCTTCAGAAATACCAGTGATAGTATTAGAAGCGATAGTGCCAACGTATCCAGCCCAAGGAGTGAACTGAGACAGAAGAGCATAGTCACCGATTACGGTTGGGCGACCAAATCTACGAATCTTGGTCAGAACGCCATCAACGCCAGCCTTTGTCAGTCCAGCATTCTCAAAAGCATACTTCACGCCAGTAGCATCATGAATAGCTTTGTAGATTTTCTTGATAATAGCACGGTTAGCCTTGTTGCGAATATCAATACGAACCTGTTCCATGCCCTCGTTCTCTTTGGACATATCGCCAAGAGCTACCCTACGATAGTCAACGGCATAACCACCTGAAACGGTGAATGTAGGAACAGGATAAACATCCTTAACGATTGCCGGGAACACAACGTCGCCACCAGCAGCCTGTTCGCGAGATTTCTCGCCAACATGCTTGTAAACTTCACGCTCGATAGTCTCATCGAAACCAACAGCCTGATAAGAACCGAAGATAGAAAGCATCTTCATTTCCTGAAGCAGAGGAGCTTCGATAACAAATCTACGAAGTGTATTCAGTTCAGCAACGGCGTTGAAATCACCATTCTCAGCACGAGCGCCAAGCTCTTTAATATAATTAACTGCTTTATCTGCGCCCTTAATAGCGCCAACTTCTTTGCCATTAACCATAGCAGAGAAAACTTCGGACACGATAGATGTCGCACGCATTTCTCTGTTCAGGTAATCAGCATCTTTACGAAGATTGTTTAACTCGTAAGTAGTATTCATCATGTATTACCTCCAAATATTATTAAACAATTACACACCCATGATAAGAACCTTAACTGCTTTACCAGTCAGCGTAACTTTGTCAGTAACCTTGAAATAAACGCCAGATTCCGGGGCAGTAGAAGTAACCTCAAGAGTGCCATCTGTCTTAGGCTTCAGCAGAGTAGTTCCAGCGGTAATATCATCATAGTCAGCGCCAGAAGCGTAAGTAATATGCTTCTCATCAACGACAAGTTTCTGACCAGCCCAAGCGGAAAGATCATAACCATTCAGATATTCTCCAGCCTTAATTGTAACGCCATCTTTATACGCATCGTCACCATTGATGTCGTTAAGAATCACATAAGTAATTCCATCAACAGTGAGGAAAGAATTATTAACAACATCATTTTGGGATGTAAGGACAGGATTGATTTTTGCAATGTCCAGCATACCAACAGTTTCACATTTAATCATTGCGTTTTCCTCCTAATTATCAAATTAGAAAATGTCAACATCCTCTTCAGAAACCTTCTTTTCGTTGATCTCTGAGAAAATATCTTCAACATCATCTTCCACATGTTCAGAAGCCTTCTTAGCCTCTTCAATATATTTCTTACCAATCTCTGCATGAATCTTATCCACAACAGAATTGATTTCGCTTGTCAGCGGATTTTCATTGAACGCATCAATCTCAGCCTGTGCAAAAGCTTTCTGCTCATCAGTAAAGCCTTCAATAGCAGCGTTCAGTTCACCAATCTTTTCTTTCTTCTGCGCATCTTCAAGATTGGATTTCAGTTCATTGATTTCGCCAGTAAGTGTCTCTTTTTCAGCTGTAAGAGCAGTATTGGCTTCATTAAGCGCAGTTACTTTAGATTCAAGCTCGGCAATGTTTTCATTCTGTCTTTCGATTTCAGCCTGAAGCTCCTTAACAAGCTCCTGAGATTCAGCAATGCGTTTTTCGCATTCCTCCTTCATAGCATTGATCTCTTCGGCAGAAGAATTCATTTCGCCGACAACCTGAGAAACGATAGCTTTGATTTCATTCTCACCCATCGTGAAGTCCTCCTTATCGACATTATTAGATTGATTCAATTCCAGTATTTTTGCTGTTTTGTCCGCAGGTCTAACCCCAAGCAAGGCATAACCCGAATACTCAAAAACCATAGGAATACGACCATAATCTTTATAGCCGTATTTGTAGATAATTGATGGATTATCACCTGTCTTTAGGATTTCGACACTACCAAAAGGCGCATTACCATCTTCAATATCTTCTTCAAGTTTTTCACAGAAGTTGTGATAACATAGACCATCAATAGTTCCTTCGCCAATACAAACAGTCTTGATACCTTCATCAGTCTCAATGTCTGTAATGTATCCTTTTTCAAAAGTACCGATCATCACGGCGTTTTCGAATATTGGTAATCCATCCTTGGTTTCTGTTTCGCCATGCCCATTGAGGAACGTTCTTTCTTCGTCAAGAAATTCGCATCTAATACTTTTCCCTTCAAGTGTCGGGAGAGCCTTTTCGCAATATTCCCTGATCCAAGAAATACCGTTATCGTTATATTCACTCGCCACACCATTTTTCTCATCCACGCATGAGTCAGGATAGATTTCGTGAAGTATAACCTTGAAATGTCTGCGACCATTTTTTGAATCTTTCTTAGAAAGCTCAAAAGTTTTCATTTCAAGTTGCCTCCTTGTGAACATATATGTATATAAAAAGAGGGCAGTAGTGAAACTGTCCTCTTGATATATTGAAATTATTAATTTTTAAAAACCCACCTATTGCGTTCTGCGGAAATTTCCTCGAAACCTAAATTCCTTAATTTGTCAGCAGTATCTTTATCGGTGGTTGCAATATAATGAAAATCTTCAGTATTTGTATCAGATTTATCATCGTTTTTCAAAACCATGTTTTATTGCATCCTTATAAAATAATTCTTTTATTGTGTACTCGGTGCAGGAGTACCATTTGTGTTATTTGCTTTTGTTTGCAATGTACTGTAGTTTGAACTATCATCATCAGTAGGTCTGCCAGCCTTATTATTGTCATTAGACGAATATGTAAAGCTCGTCTGATGAACTGGATATTTGCTTTCGATTTTATCCTCTAATTCTTGGTCAAGTAACGCAAAATAGACTTCTGGTGAAATTCCAGCTGCGCTTGCCCAAAGAGAAAGTGAACCTTTACCCTGAAGATATAAATCTTTTGCATTGGCTACCATGTCTTTTTGATTAACATATGTTGTAGGCAAATATTTGCATTCAGCGCGATTCTTCTTATCACAGATAATATTCGCGTTAATGCATTTATTTAATTCTGCCTCAATCTGGTCAATCCACTGAAACACTTGTGAACTTAACAATTCTAAGTTGTTTACCTGTGACGAATAGTTTCCACTACCAGAACCATTTAGAAGAGAAGCAGCAATGCCTAAATCCATTGCTATTTTGTCACCAAGATTTGATTCGTATTTATCATCAAAGATATCTGTATTGCTTGCATCAATACTATTTATCTTCGTTCCTGCCGCAACAGAAAAGAATGAAATACCACCACGATTATTTTTGTTCATAACTGCACCTTTTACTTTTTCGTGTTGGTTCTGCTGTTGCTTCTGTGAAAGAGCAGAAGTGCCTTTGTCTTTTCCTTCTGGGAACGTTTGATAAATAATCCTATTGTTTATTTCATCTAACACATTTCTTTTTGTGTCAGTAAAATAATCGCCATAAAGAATGTCATTGATTGCAGCAAGCACAAGAGGTCTGCCCCAAGGCTCTTCTTTACTGCTTCTTATTTTGTGAACCATTGTTTTTGTTGGATCAAGAACAACCCAACGTTCATGGTTTCCGTGATTATAAGCATCTCGAATTTCCTTTGGATATTTCCGTAATTTACGTTTTGCCTCTTCGCCTTCACAATTATCAAAATATGACAAGTCAAAGGCAAGCTGATAATTTGAATTTCTGATTCCGATAATTTTTGTGTAATCTGGCGATAAAGAAATAACAGATGCGTTTATCCCAAGCTCATTGATTTCAGCTATTCTATCAACATCATAATCGGACATTATTTTTTCATTGGATAATGGTCTGTTAGTTGTTTCAAAATAATAGAAAGCAATTCCATCAACCATCCCACGAAACAGTGCATCACGAACAATTTCTTTATGTTTGATGTTTCTAAGCGTAGATTCCATCAATTTCTTATTTCTTTTCTTTTTCTGTGGGCTATCGCCATAATTTACGATAACATTATCAAGTGTCGGCATTGCAACCATATAATCTACTGTATTGGTGTAAACGCCATTACACCCATATAATATCCTCGATATTTCTCTAAGGACTTGGTTGTTACCCATCGGATCGCGAATTAAATCACGTATCTGTTCTGGTTTATACAAATCGAAAACATTCATCATCCCATAATAGGAGAGCGAATTAAGACGATAAGAACGATATGCATTAAATTCATAATCCTTGTTATCTTGTCTTATTTCTTGCTTCTGATTGTTTTCGTATGTTCGTTTTTTATAATTACTTCGTCTGTTATAAGAGGAAGTAGTATTATTTTTGTTTGCCATATACTAAACCTCCTCGTTAATTGATATAGCATTCATATTCATACTCCTCGTTAATTGTGCTTAAATCCTGCGCCAATTTATTTGCGAAGTAGCACAAATATGAAACAGAGGTATATCTATCCTTCCGATTATTACCTTGTTCTCTAACGACAATAACGCCAGTTTGTTCTTTCTTTTCATATGTCAATTCAGTTGTTTCAGAAATCAATGCCTGTGTCTCCAAGAATGGACTTTCATAGAATATTTGATCGTCAGCAGAAGAAGCTTCTGTATACTCTTGTAACTGACTAAGATATTCTTCCTGTGCTTCTTGGAATGGGATAAGCAAATCTATTTTCTTATCAACAAGATAATGCCTGAAGTTTACGGCAATATCACTATTTAATTTTTGTGAAGCATTGATAACAAATATTCTTTCTTCAGCGCCTTCAAATCTTATTCTGTTAGCCACACTTTCATCATTCATACATGTTAATGGCGCATATTCTATATCGCGTTCATCATCGTACATAATATTTGCAAGCATATCATAGATGCTCACACCAGCATTTCTCATATCCAATACGATATAATCTGCTTCAAAATCTTCATATAACTGACGTATTCGCAACGCCTGTCTGGTAGTATCCCCACCTTGAACGCTCTCGATATATGGTAAAAGAACCCTATATCCGTTATTTATCTCTTTATCTTCATCGTCCGATCCTCGGCGATAGCGTGTGTATTCTGGTATTAAACGACCACATGAAAAGATAGAATTATCGTTTTTCTTGTTTTCTATAAATGCCATATCACAGCATACAACTCTAATTTCACCTTTCTGTTTTGGAATATCGTATTTATTCCGTTTCCCTACACGGACATCCATATTGTTTCTCGGATAGAAAGGTTTCTTTAATCGTTGATTCTGCTGAAGCATCGAATAAGTAAAATACGCCGATGTGTTTTCTTTAACACGTTCATTTAAGAATTCAATTCTCCATGTTAATGGGTCTTGTTTCTTCTTTTCTTTTCTTAATTGTGACAAGCTTTTTATTCCATGCTTTAATACTATAGACTCATCAAATGCAAGAAGCATGGAGTTATCACTTTCGTATGACTCTCTAAAAGCCTGATCTACAATGTTCCACATCCAATGCCCATTGTCTAACCAACTCGAAGATATATAAATATCAACAGATTCATCAATGGCATCAGGAACATTTGTATAATTTCCTGAAGTAACATACGGGGCTTGTCTCATTACTTGGAACGGAGATAAGATACTGTCATCAACGTATTTATTTATCTGCCTAAACTCTTCACGGATAAGGACTGTCGATCTATTGCCTCGACCATTTTCGCTCGCAGTAACAACCTTGATCTGACTCTTATTCCTGAACATAACAATAACTTCATCTTGTGAAGTTTTTATACTTTCTATTTCCATTGCTACCATAGGGTAGCTGTTCATCAGGAACTTCTGAATCTTATCCTTGACAAGCAAAGCAGATTGCCCTCGTGTTGCTGAACTGATTACAACTTCAGAATAAGGGCGTAGTATGCAAACGCATACCGCATATATAGAAATGACGAGCGACTTAGCAGCTGCACGACACGCAATAATTACGCACAACTGACTAATGCTCATCATATAAAGAATAATTGACTGATATATATGTAAGTTTATTCCTAAGAAATCTTTAGCAAATCTATGAAGATTTCTTCTAAAGAAGGTATTCCATAATAAGACATGATGCATGTTTTCCTGATTATTCAGGAAAT